GATAAATTAAGGATTTCTAATTTGTTTTGAGAATTTTGATTTGTATGAATAATATATTACATACAAAGTTGATATAATTGATATTAGTAATAATATATAATAATTATTAAAACTCATCTTATTATTATAAATTAATCGCAAACAACAAATATTTATCATTATTACAAATATAGTCCATACATAACTTAAAGCAATAAAAGTATCAATATATAAATTTTTATATGCTACAATTACACAAACTATAAATAAAGACATAGAAAATAAACCTAATTCAAGTTCACTTTTTTTGAATCCAATTGTTGCCATTTGATTGTCTGATAATAATATATTACTTATAGAAAATACAAAAATAAGAGGGATTATAAGACTATTAAATATTACTTTTTTAAAAATAAGATTATAATTTTTGTTTCTATTCAAATATAATATAACAGTAGCATAAATTAATATAATAACTGGAATTGATATAAGTTTAACCATGATTATAATATAATATATATAATTATTCAAAACTAATAGTTATTTTTTTGGGTGTTGTCGGTATTTCAATTTCTTTATTTAATGGGATAACCTGATATATAGATTCTTTTATTCCTTTTATATTTTTCTCTTTGGATAATAGTGTACAATTATGAACTTTTAATAGTTGTCTTAGAATAACTATACATCTTTTTAAATTTAATTCATTGAAGTATATTTTAAATTTACAAGGTATATAATATTTTTCAAGTAATACTTTATGTTCAATTAAATTTTCAACCGTATTTAATTCAATTAAATTTTTTTTGGTAAAAAAATGACTATCATCTATATCAATAATTCCATATAAATTTAATATAGTAATTACTATATTCTTTTCTGGAATTTTACGAAATAATTGATTTTTTACCATTTATATATATAATATTTATTTATTATATTTTATAATTATATTTATTAATAATATTTTAAGTTAAAATTAATATAATTATAAAATATAAAATATATATGGCGGGCGAACGGAAAAAAATAACAATTCAGACAAATGGGATGGCTCCAAATGAAATAAAAGATATAGAAGAAGCTATCGGTGGTGGTGATTCGGATGAAATTGATCTGTCACTTGGTGTAGATACTGAGATAGAAATGGGAGAAGAATCGGAAAATAATCCAATTAATTTCAATGTTTCTATGCCCGATGAAAAATTATCCGATGTTGATATTTTAAATATGCAAAGGATATCTTCAGATGTCATTGAAGATGGTGCTGACGAATTAGATGATATATTAAATAAAAAATCATCTGATATAAATTCGGAAGATATAATGACTTTAAGGTTATATGTATTAAAAAATGGGTCTAGTGGTAATAAAGTTAAATTAGCATTAGCTAAATCAAAAATAGAAGAAAGAATTGAAAAACAAAAAGAAGAAACAAATATTAAAATTCAATATATGGATGAAGAATTTACTAAAAATAAAGAACTCCAAGAAGAATTGGGATTAGATGATGAAAGTGATTTAGATGGGGAAGAAGAAGATGTAGATGAAGAAGATGAAGAAGATATTAAAATTGAAAAAGAAAAACTTCAAAAATTAAAAGAACAATTTCCATTAAATGTATGGGATTTAATTGATACATATTTTAGAGATAACAAATATTATAAATCAAAACATCAATTAGATTCATTTGATGAATTTATTAATTCTAAAACTAATGGTATTGAATATATCATTAAAAGAGAAAATCCATTAAGAATATACAAAGAAGAAATGAGTGATGGTTTTCAATATGAAATAATAATATATTTTGGAGAAACATTAAATGAAAGTGGTAACCCAATATATAAAAATGAAGATAATAGTGAAATAAATAATATATATATTAGTTCTCCAACAATATTCAATACAACTACAGAAAAAATGACATATATGTATCCAAATGATGCTAGATTAAAATCATTAACATATGCGATGTATTTATATTGTAATATTGGTGTTATTATTAGAGATAAAAAAAATGGAACACAATATGTTAAAAATTATACAGAAATGAATATTGGAAATATCCCAATAATGCTTCATTCTAAATCATGTATATTAAATGGGTTAAATAATCAAAAATTAACTGAATTAGGTGAATGTCCTTATGATCAAGGTGGTTATTTTATTATCAAAGGTAAAGAAAAAGTTGTAATATCGCAAGAGAAAAAAGTTAATAATATATTATATATTAATAAATCACCCGACGATAATATAATTCTTCAGGGTATAATTAAATCAGTTTCAAAAGAGGGATTCCAATCATCTAGAACTAATGCTATTAGTTTAGTTAAGAAAAATATAGCTGGTTTCATGGAAAAATCCCACTATCGTAATGTATTTTCAGTTAGAATTTTAGGGTTAGATGTTAAAATTCCATTATTTATATTATTCAGAGCACTTGGTATTGAAACTGATAAACAAATACTTAATATGATAATTTATAATTCAGATAGTGATATATTACAAAATAAATTATTAGAAGAATTATTATCAACAATAAAAGATAGTCAACCCATATACACTCAAAAAAATGCGTATAAATTTATATCATTAAATACCAAGGGACAACAAGTAATCAATGTTATTGATGTATTAAATAATAATTTTTTACCAAATTATGATACTGATAATTTAAGTAAAGCTAAATTTTTAGCATATTCTGTTAGAAAAATTTTACTAACTCATATTAATATATTAAAAGAAACTGATAGAGATTCTTATTCTAATAAAAGAATTGATACAGTCGGTCCTTTATTATTAGAATTATATCGTGAATTATGGGGTAATTATCAAAAGAATGTATCACTTAAAATTGATACAGAATATAAATTTAATTTTGATAAAATAGGAACCATTAACAATATTATTAATAAAGATAATATTTCCAGTATATTTGATAATAGAATTATGGAAGATATAGTTAAATCATTTGGAAGTGTATTTGGGACAGGTATATCTGGAAAACAAGGTATTGTTCAAGATTTAAATAGGAATTCTATGTTAGGTTCATTATCTCATATTAGAAGGATTAGCAATCCATTACCACCTGGTTCTAAAACAATTGGTCCTAGAAAACTTCATAATTCACAATGGGGATTTATTTGTCCAACTGAATCACCAGATGGTGGTAATGTAGGAATTATAAATCATTTAACAATTATAAGTAATATATCTTTTAATATTCTAGAAAATCCAGGTAATCCAGGTCAAAAATATGGTGGTGTAATGGAAGCTTTAATTGATCTAGAATTATTATTATTAGATGACATTGTATTTACAGATTTAACCGAGTATTCTAAAGTTTTTTTAAATGGTAAATGGATTGGGCTTCATAATAATCCGGAATTTCTAACAAAAGTTATGAGACTTTATAAATTAAATAGTATTATTAATATTAATACATCTATATCTTGGAATATTGATAATAATGAAGTATATATTTTTACTGATTCGGGAAGATTATTAAGACCAATATTAGTTCTCAAATATGGTAAAAATAATGATAAATTCAATGATTTAATCAATGGTAATGTTACTTTAATGGAATCTTGGGGTAAATGTATTCACGGTTATTTATTTAATCGTGTAGATGATTTATCAGTTTACAATAGTAAATTTTATAAAAAAGAATTATTAGAAATTAAATCTAATAATGAAAACTATATTGAGTTTTTAGAAAATAATTCGGCACCAATCGAAAATATAGATCCAAATGAAAGTGAATATGCTTTAATAGCAAAAGATATATATTCTATTGATAGAAATTATACTCATTCTGAAATTCATTCATCTTTAATATTATCACCATTAGCTTTACAGATACCATTTCCCGAGCATAGTCAATATCCAAGAAATGTATTCTCGTGTCAACAAACAAAACAAGCAGTTGGTGTTTATTCAAGTGCCTTTAATAGTAGATTTGATACTTTTGCACATGTATTAAATTATCCACAAAAACCACTAGTTACAACTAAATATAATAAATATACAAATGTTGATCAGTTACCAAATGGAACAAATATAGTTGTAGCTATTGCTTCATATTTAGGTTATAATCAAGAAGATGGTATTATGATAAATAAATCTTCAGTTGAAAGAGGAATGTTTAATTCTATGTATTTCAGGAGTTATGAAGATAATGAAGAAACTGATAATAATATGACAAGTTCATTTGCTAATCCAGCATTTGTTAAAGATATAATTATTAAAAATGCTAATAATTATTCTAAATTAGATGATAATGGTATTGTTAAAGAAGGTGAATTTGTTGATTCAAATGATATAATTATGGCAAAAGCAGTTAAATTTAATTTAGAAGATGGAACACAAGTAAATAATATTGTTGGTAAAAAAATATCATTTGGAACAAGTGGTTATGCCGATAAAATTATTGTTACTAAAAATCAACAAAATTTAAAAAAATGTAAAGTTAGATTATTTAAATCTAAAATACCAGCAGTTGGTGATAAATATGCTAGTCGGTGTGGTCAAAAAGGTATGTGTGGTGTATTATTAGATCAATGGGAAATGCCATTTACTAAAGACGGAATTGTTCCTGATTTAGTTATTAATCCACATGCTATTCCATCTAGAATGACTGTGAATCAATTATTAGAAGTCGTTCTCGGTAAAGCTTCGTGTATTGGTGGATTTTATGGTGATGCAACTCCATTCCAAAATAACAATATTAAAGATTTTGGTAATTTATTAGAAACATTTAATTATGAAAAAAATGCTAACGAAGTTATGTATAGTGGTATTACTGGTGAACAAATGACTAGTAGTATATTTATTGGTCCAACATATTATCAAAGATTAAAAATTATGGTTGCTGATAAAATGTTTTCTAGAGCACAAGGTAAAATGTCATCTCTTATTAGACAACCAGCAGCAGGTAGAGCTAATGGTGGTGGTTTAAGAATAGGTGAAATGGAAAGAGATAGTATTCTTGGTTATGGTTCTGCTTATTTTTTGAATGAAAGTATGATGGAACGATCAGATAAATTTCAAGTTCAAATTAATAAAAATGATGGAATGATTTCATATTCAAC